GTTGATAAGGAACTAGATGAGTTTCTATCACTTGACTTTGTACCCAGAGTAGGTGGTGGAATAGGTATCACAAGATTGCTGACCGCTATGGACGATTATGATGTTCGTCGTGTTGTGAATAGTATGTAAAAATATTCCGGGGTGCTGGAACTTGGTATACAGGCCCTACCGTTTATAGGGTGCCCTTAGGGCATTGTTGGTTCGACCCCAACCCCCGGAGCCATACTATTTATACTAAATAGGGGTGAGGTATTGTATCAAATGTAACGGGTCCTCACCCAAGGAGATAATATGGCAGTAACAACACACACACTAATGGACTCTAATCATACGACTATTGTAAAATATGTCTGTGATGGAGCGGCAAACGCAAACGTGAGTTTGTTAGATGTATCTGGTTTAACAGGACACAGTGCAGGCTCACTGGTCAACATTGCAAAGATTTTCTGGACCACAGATGGTCTAGCCACGGGTTATGAGCTTCTATGGGATGCCACGACTAATGTACAGGCAATCATTTTACACGGTAACGGCAATTATGGTGTCCAAGGTGGACAACCTGCCCTAGCTAACAACGCCGCAGGCGGCATCACCGGTGATGTCTTGATAACAAACGCCAGTGGTACTGGTAGTTTTGTTGTTGAGTATCATAAGGTGCAGAATGCAACAGCAACTGATTGGTCTGGCTAATAGATGGCCACAGCTAATTTAAGAGAAGGTGAATTTGGAGGTTCAGACTCCGACACCACAACAGGCGGCACGTCCGATGCAACTCAAAGACAGCCAACTACCTTTGACTATTCTCAACAGAATCAGTTTAAGATATACTTGCCCATCTTTCCAACAACAGAATGGTTCGTGACACGAGCAACGGTGCCTGGCATTAGTTTAGGTCAGGCATCGGTGCCAACACCATTATCCAATATGCAGTTTGTTGGTGAGAAGGTGGAGTTTAGTAACTTTGATATGTCTTTTATGGTTGATGAAAGGCTTGATAACTATATGGAGATGTATGGTTGGGTAAAGAACATTGGCTTTCCAAAGGCTCACACTCAGTTTATGACAACACCAAGGCCTGATGGTATAACCATTGAAAGGAAGGTCGCAACGCCACCAAGGGACAGGGGAACCGTAACCGGTACTGCCAATGCTTCTGATAGAGACTTGTACACGGATATTGCTATGACTATTCTATCAAGTAAGAACAATGCAGTGGCATTGGTCACTATGTATGATGCCTTTCCTGTGGCGATGGGTGCCATAGAATACAGTCAACAAGAGTCAGATACCATCTATGCAACTTGCGATGTTTCTTTTGCATTTACTTGGTTTGATGTTTCGGCGATAAGTTCAAATGCCTAAATACCCCTGGAGACAACGACACACTATCAAAACCGGGCAGTTCAAATTCTCCTACACATATGATGACGGATGAATATCTAGAATAGCTGATAGTCTAAGTCGTTGTCTCCACCTACATTATGAATATTGATGAACTTTATAAAATTGTTGAACATGATTTAAAGATAGATGATACTGAGTTGGACCTGGAGTCTATAAGAACTCCACAGATTCACAACAAATATCTAAGGTTGTACACTACCCATTCGTTACAGTTGAAAAAACTAAACGATGACAGGAAGGTATTGTATAGATTAAAGTGGGAGTATTACACAGGTAAGGCTCCATCTGAAATCTATTCTAGTAAGCCGTTTGACTTGAAGATACTCAAAGCAGACGTAGGTATCTATTTGGATTCAGATGATGAATTACAACAGATAGGCCAAATGATTGAATACAAACAACAGATGGTAAACTATCTGGAAAAAATACTCAGGGAAATTAATAACAGAAATTGGAACATAAGAAACACAATAGAATGGAAAAAGTTTATTCATGGCGAATGAAGTCACCATTGAAAAGTTTAATGAAGCCTACCTCAAGGTTCTTTGTGAACCTTCGACGGCCAAAGAACTCAATGAATTCTTCAAGTTTGAAGTCCCAGGTGCCAAGTTCATGCCGTCGGTCCGGAACAGGACGTGGTCTGGTTATATTCACCTATTTTCTCCTGCAACGGGTAAAATATATGCGGGACTATTACCTTATGTCCAAAGATTTCTCACGGAGCAGGGCTACAAAGTCCGTGTCGAAGATGTCTTCCGACCACAAAAATTAGACAAGAAAGTAACACGACGGTACGTTAATAGTATATCAAAGTTTCGGGCAAGAGACTATCAGATAGATGCTATTCATTATATTCTGGAGTTTAACAGGGGTGTTATCCTTTCCCCTACGGGTTCTGGTAAGTCGTTTATCATCTATGCCCTGATAAGATACTATATCGATGAGGGTTTAAAGATACTGTTGGTTGTGCCCAACACCTCTCTAGTGGAACAGATGTATAAAGACTTCGCAGACTATGGGTGGTTCCCAGAGGACCACTGTCATCGTTTGTATGCGGGTAAAGGTAAGGAGTCTGATAAAGATGTTATCATCTCCACTTGGCAGTCTATCTATAAACAACCAAGGTCCTACTTTGACCAGTTCGGTACCGTGTTCATAGATGAGGCACACCTTGCCAAGGCTAAGTCGTTGACTGGCATAATGACCAAGCTGCACGAATGTAAGTATCGTATTGGTCTGACAGGTACCCTAGATGGTACAGAAGTCCATCGTCTGGTGTTAGAGGGTTTGTTTGGTGTATGTGAAGAGGTCACAACTACTGCTCAGTTGGTTAAGAGTAAGCATCTGGCCAATTTGGAAATCAACTGTCTTGTATTGAGTCACCCTAAAGAGAGCTGTATCAAAAGAAGTTATCAAGAGGAGATGGATTATCTCGCCTCTAACGAGTCGAGAAACAGATACATCACTAATTTGATAAAGACATTGGACGGTAATACTTTGGTGTTGGCACAGTACATAGAGAAACATTTGTTACCCTTACATGAGATGTCAGTAGACCTTGATAAAGAATGTTATCTGGTATATGGTGGTACTGCCACAGTGGAACGGGAAGAGATAAGAGAGTTGGTAGAAAACAGTACAAACGATAGTGTTATATTTGCGTCATATGGTACGTTTTCCACTGGTATTAACATCAGGAGGCTGCATAACATTGTATTTGCTAGCCCCTATAAGTCACAAATCAGGGTATTGCAGTCTATCGGAAGGGGTCTCCGCACATCAAAAGATAAGGAAAAGCTAAGAATCTTTGACATAAGTGACAATATGGTGTATAATAAGAGGGAGAACTACACACTTTTACACCTTAAAGAACGAGTAAGGATGTACAACGAGCAGGAGTTCTCTTATGAAATCATACCAGTCAGACTCAAAGGATAAATATCATACAATGGAAAGAAAAGAACAAGTTTCTCCCTTCAAAATCTTAAAGATGATTAATGGTGATGATGTACTTTGTAAGGTAGTAAAGGAATATGACGATGCATTGGTTATTGAAATGCCAATGTCTGTAATGAAACATATGGTTCATCAAGGTGAGGACCATATCATTGAGCATACTGGGTTACATCGTTGGTTAAACTACACTAATGATCCTTCTATTGTGGTATATAAGGATAGAATACTCTCGTATGGAAGCTTAGCTCCAGAGGTTGTGTTTTATTATAAAATGTTCTGTAAGAAGGTCCGTAGAGATATGGAAGATGGTGATGCTGAGAACACTTCTGAGGAAGAAATGATGGAACAAATAAGGAAGAATGTGGAGAAGGTAGCACAGCATATAGAACGGAATGAATTAGAACACAATAAAGAGGACATGGAAGAGGACCAAACTATAGAAATAGTTAATGGTCCAAAAAGGATATTACATTAAAAGGTATACTAATTCCCTCAAAGCATACTCCTTAATTATACCATATATGTTATAGTTTGTCAACCCCTAGGAGGAAATAAAATGGCTACTGAAGCTGTAGCGTTTTTTGTCTCTGCTTTAATTACGTTAAATGCAGCGACGGGGTTGAGCCCATTACAAGGCTGGACCCAATTTATGATGCCGTTTGATGATAAGGAACATTGCGAAACATATGTTGTAACCAATTCGCTACCACTTATAATGATGCTACAAGGCACGATTGGAAATATGTTAGCGGAGTTCCATGAATTCCAATGTATGACTGAAAAGGATGTTTTTGATGCCAACATTGCTTTAGGTCATGAACCACCGGAGCCGGTAAAGAAGACGATATAAAATGGACTTAGTATTTCTGTTGATAATGATATGTCTTGATAATGAAAAAGGCGAGACTCAGTGCGAGAAGAATCTCATAGACCAGTTTGAAACGGCAGAGAGATGTACTCAAATAAAGAACGTGATTGAATGGGAGTTAGCCCCACATCTTAAAACAGGTGTGGGGGTAATTATTTGGTGTAGTGTAGATAGAGACACAATTATAAAATGATAGTAAAACTAACAGGTGAATTTGCGACCTTAACTGGCAGAAAAGAAGTAGAGATATATGGGCCTACTAATATAAAGACTTTACTCTCTGCATTAAATAGTGCTTATCCCAATATAATGATGGAAACAAAACAGGGATGGGACAATAGTAACGTAGCTATCAATGGTGTGATGTATTCTGATTCATGGTTTCAACCAATAGTTGAAGGTGATGAAGTGGTTATTATGCCACCTATAGAGGGCGGATAAAATGAAAACTTTAATAATCGACATAGATGGTACCCTGGTGAAGTATATGGGAGGCGGCCACAGGGCTGTGGTTGACAATACTCATGAGATACTGCCTGGTGTATTTAAAAGAATGAAGAAGTGGGAGGCGCAAGGACACAACATCATTCTTATCACAGGCCGCCGTGAGTCAGTAAGAGAAAGAACCGAGTCAGAGTTGAGAAGGTTAGGTATCCCTTGGGACATCCTTATTATGGGTATGGCCGACTCAGGTCGTATACTAATAAACGACATAGGATCTTTAGTTAAAGCACACGCTGTCAACCTAGAAAGAGATGCAGGTTGGGATAAAGCGGATTGGAAAGCAGTGGGGCTTGACAACCTATAAGGAATGTGATATACTTATAGATGACTAAACATAAAAAGAGTCATTAATTATGAAGAAATATATTTATCTCGCCGGCGGAATAGCAGGACTGAATTTTGAGGAAGCCAATACTTGGCGGACTTATGTACAGAAAAAGTTTGAACCCGGCATAGTGGGAATAAGCCCATTGAGGTGTGAACCCTTAGAACCTGGAAAGCTGTATGCCGAAGATAATTCGGTAGTGAAAATGTGGTCCGATCCTCGGGCCATATCCTGTAAGAATTGGTTAGACACTGAATCATCCGATTTGGTATTAGCCTATCTGCCCAAAGAAACAAATGATAAACGGCCATCTATTGGCACCATCATTG